ATAATAGTAATTGAAAGATATGAGGTGAAACCATTGGAGCAATCAATTACCATCAAAGCAAAATTACTCAATATTGATAATGAAACTGCACAGGCCTTTGTCCAATCTATGGAGAAATACAAAGACGCTTGCAACTTTATCTCACAGTATGTCTTTGATAATAATTTTGAATTGTCACAATCAAAATTGAACAAAGCTCTCTATCATGAAATCAGAGATCAGTTCGGCCTTAAAAGTCAGATGGCACAGTCGGCAATCAGAAATGTTATTGCACGTTATAAGACTGTCAGAACGCAACTTAGTCAAAAGCCATATCGTTTTGATACTGGCAAAAAAGACAGCAAAGGTCATGCTATTTGGTCTCAAATTCCCCGTGATCTTGATTGGCTTTGGAAACCGATTGAATTCAAGCGTCCGCAACTTGACTTGCAACGTGGCCGTGACTGGTCTTACCTGTCTTCTGCCCAGCAGCTGTCTTTAAACACTCTGCAAGGCAGAAAGAAGGTCTCATTTGTATGCAAAGGCTTTGATCAGTATCTTGATGCTGACAAATGGAAGTTTGGATCAATCAAGCTTCTTCAGTCAAAGCAGAATTGGTACGTTCACATTAGCGCTACTACCTCATTACCGGAATATTCTCCAGAAGAGGCAGAACATGTCGTCGGGATTGACCGAGGATTGCACTTCTTAGCAGCTTGCTATGATGAAGCAGGCAAAACTCTGCTTTATAGTGGTGAGAAGGTCTTGCGAACTAGACGTAAGTATAAAAAGCTTAGAGCAGAGCTTCAGTCAAAAGGTACTAAGTCCGCCAAGCGTCGTCTTAAGCAAATTGGTCAACGAGAGAACCGCTGGATGAGTGATGTAAATCATTGCTTAACTAAGACACTCATTGAACATTACGGGGCAAATACTGTTTTTGCCTTGGAAGACTTAACCGACGTGCGTTTTGCAACTGAACAGACCGCTAAAGACAAGCGCTATGAGATGGTATCATGGGTGTTCTATCAGTTTGAACAGTTTTTGACTTATAAAGCCAATCTGAACTCCTCAATAGTGGTCAAAGTTCCGGCTAAATATACCAGTCAGCGTTGCCCGAAATGTGGGCGAATCCGCAAGGAAAACCGAGATCACAAGCAGCATTTGTACGTTTGTGATCGTTGTGGCTACAAGTCAAACGATGACAGACTAGGTGCGATGAACATCCAGCTTTTGGGGACGCTTTACCGCAGTGGTGAAGAAGCCCCACAATTTAACAAACAGGCATCTGCTGAGTAATACTTGGCAGATAAACGGGCACCGTCAACTGTCCGACGATGCGGTCTCACAGGTGGGAGTCGCAAGACGCTATGACCACTATCTAGCAATAGATGAGACTGCAAACCTCAGAATTTATTCTGGGGTAGTTGATGCAGCTTAACGATGTATCAGCAGACTATGAATCGTTTGTTAAAGAAACGATTAAAAATTACAAATAATAGGGGTTGGATAATATGGAAAAAGTAGGCTTTCTTTTAGTATCAATTGTTTTAGCAGCTCTCATCGTTTGGAAACTTGTTTTGCCAGACTATCATAAAAAGAAATACGTTCGAATGGTTCTGTGGTCAATTTTAGCGCTTGGTTTTGTATCAGCTGGCATTCAAGGACCGACACCAGCAGATAAGAAAGCAGCAAGTTCTTCAAGCACTCAATCAAGTTCAAAAACTAAATCGAGTAGTGCGAAAGAAAGTTCAACTAAAACATCAAGCAGCAAAAAAGAAAGCTCAACTAAAACATCTAGCAGCAAGAAAAAATCAGATTCGATTAATGATAAGTTAATGGAATCGTTAACTGAAGATCAAGGGTGGGCTAATGGCACGCTTGATAAAGACGGCAATCCTGTTCAAAATGGCGAAAAATTCCCACAATTCAATTGGGCTACCCATGTTCAAAAAATCTTATGGAAAGATAACGGCATTGAAGTATACATCTATGACGCTGACAATCTCACCGAATCGCAGCTTACAACCGTCGCGCAATCAGCGCAAAGCGAAGCAACCGCGATCTTGCTTACCGAAGAAAAAATCAGTGATAACGAATCAACCCAAGGGGTTCACACTACTGTTTACAGCGGTAATCAAGTTATCGGGCATTCAAAAGTATTTTCACCAAAAGAGTTTAAGTGGACTAAATAACAAAAATACCCTAGCCGTAACAGCTAGGGTTTAAAAATAGACTTAAATCGAACATACGTACGAAAGGATTAGACTATGGCTTCTTTTACGAAACGCAATGGCAAATGGCAAGCCCGTATTAGCTGGCATGATGAGAATGGGAAGCTGCACCAGAAAGCAAAGTCTGGGTTTGCTACCAAAGCACAAGCACGGGACTATGCGACCAAGCTAGAAAATTAACTGTTAAACGGGATTGATATATCAATTAACCCCGCTTTTGCAGATTATTTTAAAACGTGGTACGAAACATATCGATTGCCCAAAAAAACGGCCGTCATACGACGACCGCCTTATTTTTTACGCGGGTCTTTAATGCCGGTTGCAGCTTCCATTCCCGCAGTTGTTACTACCAAAGTTTTCCCGATTACTCTATATGATCCATTGGGCCATTTTTGAGGGCTTTGTCGGATCGAGTTACGAACATACGCAATATTTTTGCCCCAAATCTTAGCTGCATCAGTTGCGCTCATAATGTCTGGGCTGTTTAAATCAATATCCATTTTAAGGTTTCACTCCTAACCATTGTAAAATAATCAAAATGATAATTATTATCGAACATACTAAGACAATAGTGTGTGCTGTTTTTTTAGTCATAGTTGATTAATCCCCTTCCATATTCTAAAATACGGAAATAAGGGTTTGGGTTTCCCCGCGCCCCTATTTCAAAGAGTGTTAAGGCTTAACTCCTAGCCAATCTAGCAATGCGATAATCGCCGCAATGATTGATGCGATTGCTGATGTGGTTTCGAGCGGTGAAGCTTTTACGCTTTTTTTCTTTTTATGTCCTTTATGTTTAGACATTTCGCTTCCCCCTTTCCTAATTGATATATTTATTATAACACTGTACAGAACTATGTTCAATACTTTACAGTGTTTTTTATTTAAAATAAAAAAGACCCGGCATTAAAGCCGAGCCAGTTGCGCGATATGGACTAGTCCCGACCAGGTGCGCTGAGTCTGGTCTTGTTCCTAGCATGTTGCTATTATACCACACTATCGGGGCTAGATTGTCCCACCAAGCTTTCTGACAGCTTCCTTAAGCGCGTCAATCTCGGACTGCGTATCTTCTGACGCTGGCGACCAAGTGGTATTAATGTTTCCTTTTTTGGCAAAGAAACACTTATAGCTTGATGGTGATATCGTTAGTCGTATCCTCATGCTTAAAGTCAGTATACGCGATGTCAAACTGTGTCACTCTAATCACCCATTACTCAAACTTGCCGTATGCCTCACCCGTGCGAGCATTGCGGACCGCTACATAGCCGTAGCCGTAACCACGTGGCTGACGAACATAAACAAACTCGTTGCCCCGTGACCAAGCATCATACTTGATCACACTGCCCGCTGGCAGGACTGCAATCGTAGATGCGCTTGGTCGGGCGCCCCAGCGCAGGTGTAGAACCGTGTTGCTGATAAACTTGCCGCCTTCGGCGTGCCAGGTGTCGCCTAAGTTGTCCGTCCACGTGGTCTGTGGATTAACGACCGGCTTAGCCTGATCAACCTTAGGCTGTGGTGATGGCGTAGGGTTGGCTACGTTGGCTTTGGCAAACTTGTCCCAAGCCGCCTCGTCCAGGTACCAGATAGACCGGTCCATGTCGCCACCGGTGTACTGCCAGCCGGTGATAAACTTAAACGCACCGCTGGATACTGCCATGTTAGGCACCGTCCAGCTCCCCCACGTCATGCTTGCGTACTTTGCGACCCACACGCCACAATCGTTGGCACAGTTGGCAACCTGAGTCAGTGCCGACTCGGATACATAGATGACACACCAGACACCGGTCCGATCGTGCACACGGTCGACAAACCGGCGTACCCAGTTCGTGTTGCCAAAAGCACTGTTCTGGTATCTTTCCCAGTCGATGATCAGCATACCCGTACCGATATAGCCCTTGATGTTATTGATAAAGTAGTCGGCCTCTGCTACCGGGTCGCCACCACCGGCATAGTGGTAGTAGCCGAGCTTTTTGCCCAGCGACTTAGTCAACTCCACCTGGTGGTTGCACTTAGGATTGACGTAGCCCGTACCCTGTGTAGCCTTAACAATGACTGCCTGCGCGTGGCTGTCCTGGATGATGCTGTCCGATGAGCCACTATATACGTCCACACTATACATAACCATGTTTATTTGCCTCCCTTATTTTGTTTAGCGCCAGTGATGGCGTTGTAGTCCGTTGCGTCGTAGTCAGACTGGAGCTTGACCAGGATTGCCTTGATCTGTGGCGGTAACCACAGTCCCATCTCGCCCCAGTTCTCGGTGATTGATGTTAAGTAGTTGATGATGTAGCCCCATACGATCGTTTGTGCCAGCCAAGCATAGCCCAGACTGATCAGATACGGGTAGATGCTGATGATCGTCACCAGTACGATTGTGTGCTTGACCAGCCCAAACAGTCCTTTAGTCGAGTTGGTCTTGCGGACAAACGCTGCACGAACATAGCCCGTGATGACGTCTGCAATCATGCAGCCAATAAAGGCAACAATCAGCGGATCATCAACCATATGTCTGATTTGGTGGATCATTAAGATATGATATGGCATTCAAATTCCCCCTATCCAGCCGCCCCATAAGGTACTGTTAACTTTCTTCGGCGACTTATTTTTAGTTAGCTAGGCTTGACTGGTATCCGTGTTGGCAGATTTGTTTGCGCCGGCTGACGTAGACGTGCTTGCGTCCGCGTAGTCCTTGCCAGTGATTTCCTTGTACTGGTCAGCCGTGATCGTGTGGTAGACCACATAGCACTCGATAGGGAAACCCCATAAGTAAAGCTGCTTAACAAAATCAAATTCACTCATCATAGTCTTTCACTCTCCTTTAGTTAGTCGTAGATTGTGCCTTGAACTGAGCAACAGTTTGTCCAAGCATAGACACCATCTGCTTGAGTTGCGTGTTGTCCTGCTTGATCTGTACGTTTTCGGCGTTAATTTTGGCTACCTGTTGGCCCAGCAGGCTGATCATCTGCCGTTCGGCAATTGGCTTAGCTGGAGCTGGCTTGTTTAGCGCGTCGATCTCTTCTTGAGTGAGCGTTTCAACCCACTTGTTTTGCGTAGCGTCAAACTTAGGCTTATACATGCCAGCCCCGTTGGCGCCATATGGCACGACCGTTGTTTCTTGTGCCAGCAGTGGTGCACCGTCTGGGATCAGCACTGAGCCGTCCCAGTAGCCGTTGGTGTCATAGTGGTAGGCCGTGACGAGCTGGTCGCCACCAACCCACTTGATTCCGTTAAAAAACTGTTTATTGTCAGCAGGCGCTACGTCCGTTTGACCGTCTGTTAGTGCAGTGCCCGCAGCAACGCTGATCGTGCCGGTAAAGGCATGCAGACGGTCAGTCTTATCGTAAGTGTAAACGAGCACTTGCTTTGCATTTTCGTCCGCCATGTTTTACTTCCTTTCTGTTAGTTATCTGAACGTACGTAAGTAAACGATGTGTTGATTAACTGTTGGTCACTGTTTGCCGTTACTACCAAACTTCGACCGCAGTTAAGACAAGGTTCGCACCGCTGTAGATTTCCGCTGGTGTCAAGTATCGCAGGCGTATCGTGCCACTAAAATCCTTTTTTGCCGAGACGTTTGCGATAACATTTGCCTTTGGCGCGTAGATATAGCTTGATTGGAGATGCGTTGGCCCATTTTCTGGCAGAGTTGCGAACTCCAAGTCGGTGTTAGCCGGGATTGCTCCTGGTGCTTTGATCCATCCAGTTACAATCGTTAGCGATGTGCTACCAAACTGCCAGTATCGGCATTTAACATCGCCGGTATAGCCATTTACAAGCGTCACTGGGTATGATGTCGATGCTACCTTGTCGCCAACAGCGCTATTAATTTTTTCAAAGTTGGATTGAATAGCTTCAGGCCCTTTGTCCATGCCACTAAAAATTTTCGTAAGGTCCATTTTTTCACCTCTTACTTAGTTCTTGAAATAAATAGCCTTGACGCCGTTAAACACGCCAAAGCTATCATCATCTAATTTTTGCATTGTTTGATTGTCGGGGAAGTTGCTAAATTCACTCGTGATTTCTAGCGTGCTAATGCCGTTAGGTACACTGACAACCTTAACCGGCAACGTTTTTCGATTGCCACCACCAAAGAAACCACTCGGCTCAGTGCCGATTGGTACGATACCAAGCGGATACTCCAAATAGGTTGCATTGGCAGTTGAACCGACTGTTAAAGTCGTAGGAACACGAATGCGAATTCCTCGTGTCAGTACGCTGATACTTTTTGCACTGCTTTCTTGCAGGCCATTGTAGGCACTTACGCTGAACGTGTATGCCGTGTTAGAAGTTAACCCTGTTGCCGTGTAGCTCTTGCTGCTTGTCGTCGCAATTAAAGCAGTGCCGTTGCGTACGCGGTATTGCATAAGATCACCCGCTTAATCCCAACTCAGCTCAACAGAGTTAGTCGTTACATCGCTAGCAGTAAGGTTAGATACGTTGGCCAGTGCTTCATAGACCGTGATTGTAACCACGTTAGACGTCTTAGTGCCAATAGTTGCCTTGATCGTGGTCGTACCAGGCGCAACCGCTTTGATATTACCAGACTGATCAACCGTTGCAACCGTTGGCGTTGTACTGCTCAACGTGTAGTTTCCGTCCGTTTCGTTAGCTGGCGTTACCGTTACGCTGACCTTAGCCGTACCGCCGACTTCAAGTGCAGTCTTGTCAATTGCAATCGTAATAGATTGTACTGGGATTTCGCTAGTCGTTACCGTTACGATGTTCGACTTGGCACTTTCACGCATCCCGTTATAGCTACTTACGGCGAAACGATAAGTCGTTTTCGCTTGCAGACCCGTAACCGTGTAGGTTTTCTGGTCGGTAACTTCCGCAATCTTTGTGAGTTCCCCGCTTTCGCCTACACCTTGATAGATGTAATACTTCAACTTAAACACCCCCTTAGTTTAGTTGCGCCATTCTAGCCGTTGCGTATGCTCATCGATGTAGATAGCTCGTAGATCAGTAGGGCTCGTTGGCTTGCTGAAATAGCCTGAACCGCCTGCAAGGGTGCTCTTGCCTTTGCCCTCTCCAGTCAGTGCCAGTTGCGCGTTAACGTTACCCAGACTGACTTTAATAGTTTTGTAGCCATCGTGAACATACCATGCACCAGCACTCGATTCAAAGTTAGGAGCGTCGCTTAAATAGAAATTACGCGGCAACCGTACCTTAATCGTGTTGGTATCTGGATACGTAGCCATGCATGGAACTAGCTTTGTGTTAGTTTGTCCAAAACCGCTTGGGCCACTCCCTAGCCCGTTAGGTTCAGTACCAATTGCATATTCGTAATACATGACTTTTGGCTCTGGATAATCAGCTTGATTGTGTACGATTGTGATTTCGTAGCCGTAAAGCAAATCTTCCAGACTATCAGCCGTTACCACGCTTGCGTTACGCTCGGCAACCATGCCGTTAGACAGTGCAATGACGTTGGTGCCGTCTGGGGTTTCGTCCTTGTGCTTAACGCGGATTTGCCAAACAGCGCCATGCCCGTCATCGTAGTTATCCCAACCCTTCGTGATTGCAAGGTCGTTCGCAGCTAATGCAGCATAACTTTGCATGGTCGGGACATCGCTGAATTGCCATGCTCGATCGTGGAACTGAGCTTGTTTCAGCGTTTCTTGGATTTGTTGCGTCATCTCCAGCAGTTGATTATAGCGAACGTACAACCCATTCTTAGGGTCGTTCACTTCTGCCATTGCGTCATTCAACGATTGCTTGTACTTGGCCAACCATTCGCTGAATTCCTGACTGTACGTTTCGCCCGCTTCATTAAGCTTGTCCTTAATCGCGTTGCCTTTGTCGGTTACTTGTTCAAGGATTCGTTCAAACTCTCCGATATAATCTCGGCCGGCATTCCCAACGTGTGCAAAAAACTGGTCGTCGATGACGTCGAAATCCATGTCAACGGTTGATACCGTTTGACCATCTCGGCCAATGAAACGAACAAAAAACTGTTGCCAGTGTCCAGGCACGTTAAATGTCCGCTCGTCGAAGTGTAACGTTACCCGTCCCAATGCGATTTGGTCGTTGCGATCATTAGCTTCAACATGGTAGATATGCTTGTGAACGTATCCTTGATTATCTACACCGCCATATTCGTATTTCCAGCCCCGCATATCAACGGGAAGACTGTTGCTAGTGATATACACCGGCAAATAGTCGTCAGTATCGCCTACACGGCCTTTGAAATATCCGCTAATATCTAAGATTTGGTCTTGATAGCGCGTTAGATCAAGCGTTAGCCGTGCTTTTTCTCGTAATGCCATTTATTCACCTTCTTTCATCGTTCATTTAAAGTGTCTTCATCAAGCCCGTACGAATCCAGGAAACCGTCTACTTTGTCCTGCTTTGCAGCTAACAGTTCAAAGCCTTTTGCAATAGCTTCCCGAACATCTTTCCCGTACTGGGCTTTGCGTATCGTTTCCGCAATGCTCTTCATCTCATCGGTTGTTGCCATTAGTTAGCTCCCTTCAACTTATCAACTTCGGCTTTCAACGCGTTAAAGTCCACCTGTGATACATATCCCGCCGGTATCTTATCGTTAATGATTGTTTGCAGTTGACGCATGTCAAACTTAAGCTGCGTTACGTCTTCACTGCTTGCTCCGTTCTGAACAATCGTGGTCGTACTTGACACGTTAGATTGACCGCTTGCTTGAACTTCAGCTACACGGTCAACGATAACCTTAACTCTTTCAAAGTCTTGAGCTTGACGGTTCACTTCTAGCTGATAATCGGTCAGCCCTAACGACTTATCGCCGATAGTCAGCGTTGACTTGTGTGGTTGCAGTAGGTCAACTTCTTTCTGCACCACTCGCAGCAATTGCGATTGTGCTACATACGGGTTGATAAACATATACCGATCAGCAACTTTGAAATGATCAAAGTTAGGCATGTTCAGCTCAACTGCGCTGACTTCCCAGCTCTCCGGCACTCGTTGTGCGTCAATCCATGCTTTCGCTTGGTTCATCAAGTCGTTAGCATCGGTTACTTCGTTGAACTCAATTGTGCCGTTGATAATGCCGAACTCTTTTTGCAAGTCTGGTATATCAATATAATCGCGCCCTTCGTTGACGCTAGTAATCGTTAGCTTTGGCCTAGCAGCGTTTGAGTTGCTGACCTCATCTTTCTTGCTCTCGTCTTTTGACTGTGAGCCATCACCGCCGTTTTTAATCAGCGCTTGCGGGTCTAACCACGTGCCATCGTTTGTGAACGACTTCTTGACGGCATCGTAGAAATCAGCTTTAGTAACGCCAACGTGCAAGTGATCAGTGTTTCGCCAACCGATAATATCGCCGGTTTTGACCTTATCACCAATATTGACGCGAATCTGACCGGCACTGCTGAATGCCTCTTGATACACGATATTAAAACCGTCCGTACTGTGCGTTACAATATAGTTGCCAAGCCCGCCCATGTAGCCTTTGAAAACTACCGTGCCACCGTGAATAGCATGCACTTCACTACCCGGGTGATCTATGGAACCAAAATCTAATCCATCATGAAATGAATTAGGTCTAAAGCCACCATCATAGCCGAATTTTTGGGCTTGGCTAAAACTGCCTTCGCCAACGCTAGGAAACGGCCAGCCCCAACCGTTTGTGAGCGTTTCGGTCGTGGTATCACTAACTGGGCCATTAACCCGCCGTGTACCAGTTGGACCCCAACCGCCGGCATGTGAAATGTCAGCAAGCCAGTTTGAATCGTTGAACAGCGCCAACAATTGGTGAAAGCCTTTGTGAATGTCTTCATAGCCTTGTACCTTCCACTTATCGAATGTTGGCTGAATATACTGTAACAGCCCTGTTGACGGATGCCCTGCCTGTGCGTTGCTATCCCAGTTGTTAGTTACCGTTTCGCTACCACCAGATTCTTGGTTGATACGCCTTAGAACAGCGTTCAACCCGTTCTGGTCAAGGTTGACGTTCATCATCTTCGCAGCATGCTTAATGGCTTCTGTCCAATCGCCATTAATAGCGGTTGTTGCACCACCACCAGTCGTTATTGTTGAGTTTTCGCCGTCAACCTCGACTTTTTGGGGCTCTAACTGTTTGCCCAACGGAACGAGCCTAGTTATGACCTTTGTAGGGTCAATCGTAAGGCTAGCCGATTTCATGTTAACTGCTAACTGGATAGGCGTATCGCTCTTGTGATCGTTGCCAATATCAGTTACATAGTCAAGCATGTTCGGGCCGTCCTGCTTGTACTCAGTTACCAGATACCCGCCCAGCTCGTTAATCAGTTTGTCTTTGATTGCATCCCGTGTTTTTGGATAGTCAATTTGCCGATAGGCGTCATCTTTGCTGTTGGTAACGTTGCAGTTACGCAGCTTGAATTGCTTATACTGTGGAACTTGGCTGTTATGAACATCAATCAGCGATTGAAGAAACTCTTTCGGGGTTAACCCAACAGCTTCATAGAACCGCTGAACGCTATCTAGCAGATACGCTTCAATGTCCTCGAACGTATACGTTCTGATGAAACGCCCGCTTGACTGCATTTCTTTTTTCGGCTTGATTGCCCGGCCACGAAACAGCAGTTTATCGTCATCATAGACTTCAACATGCGTGTGCATTGGCTTAACGTTGTCAAACAGCAAGTTATCACGGTTAACCGTTAACTCTAGATCATCAATATCAGTTTCTTTGATTGTCAGCTTGCCTTCGCTAACTGTGCGATTTACTCGTTGATCAAGGACAATAAAGCCGTTCTTATCGGTTGGTTCGTTATATCCAATAATGCGATACATTAAACCATCTCCTCACGTTTAAAGACAAACTCAATCGTGCCGTTGCCAGACAAGTTAATTTTGTTGTCGCCAATATCAAGAACCACTTGCGTTTGCTTGTAGTTGCTATCGTTAAGCGACACTTCGCCGAAGCTCCCTTTTACTTTGACGTTGCCAGTTACCACGAAAGACGATAAAACCGGCCGTGAGCCAATGTTTTTAACATTGACATCCTGACTTCCGTTGACGCTGAACTTGACTTGTTGCCATATCCAGTGCGGAAAGAAAACATCGTCCCAATAATCAGCGCCTTCGTTGTGGTTCGTGTAAGCATAAGGATAAGCCGTGAACACGATTGACGCTTCAAGTGTTTCATTATCGCTGCTATCATCAACTTCAACGCTCTTGCACTTGGCCCACCAGTAATAAATCGGTTCGTGAGTATCAACCAACTTGCCCCAGTTGTGGGGCATTAGTTGCCGTTTCAGCTCTTGCTCAAATCCTTTACGGTTGTGATACTCTTCGCCGACATATAACAGCTTGTAGGTGATTTCTCGGTTATTGAAGAACCGTTCGTTATCGATCATTGAAAAATCGTAACTACCTTGACGATATGGCACGCTTTCAGTGATTTCTTGCTCTTCTGGTGTTGGTGCCGTTCGCTCGGTTAACCACCAACCAGATTTGACGCTATCAAAATCAGCAAAAGCGAAGCCTTCAACGTTTGGCAACGTGTCAACGTCAACTTCGGTTGGCGGTAAATCTCTGAATATAAATTCCATTAACTCCACCTATCCTTTAATGCCGTTCGTTGCCCTAATCGTTGATCGTAACTGCCAGCCGTTGCACCGACAAGCACGCCAGAATCAAGAATCATCGTTGTATCTTTACCTGCAATTTGGCGCAGTAAAGCGTTGTTTCGCATTTGCAAAGTGCTGTCTTGCATAGTCAGCGAACCAGCGAACCGTGATTGTACATCGCTAGCCATGCCGTTCAGACGGTTAGCGAAACCAGATACATCAGGTTGCATTGCGTCGGTGATTTGCTTGTTCATCGCCAAGACTGACTTTTGAACATCGCTAAAGCCATCAGCTAGCCCGTTGCCAAGACCATTCATGATTGCATGACCGGCGGGAATCAGCAAACGCCGGTCAACGCTGATAGGCCCTTTGTGGGCTTTAATCCACTTGCCAATGCCACCGACAAACGACTTGACACTTTCCCAAGCCGATTTAAGACCATCAAGCAAACTGTTCATGATAGCTCTACCTTCGGCGCTCAGACTAAAGTGCATGACGCCTTTGATAAAACCAACGCCGGCGTTAAAGATGCCCTTAAGCACTCCCCAACCAGCTTGTGCCACTCCAGAAAGTGCAGTCCAGATACCGCTAAAGATTGATTTGATACCGTTCCATGCTTGCGTCCAATCGCCTGTGATAATGCCAATGAAGACGTCGAACACACCTTTAAGCACTTGCCAACCGCCTTGGAACACCGCGACAACGCCGTCCCAGATTGACTGGGCGATTTGAATTAAGCCGGAAAGCGAACCGGCGAAACCAGATACAAGTGCGCCGATTAGATACATGATCGCTGACAATGCAGCTTGGATAATACCGATAGCAGCTTGAATCAATGGCATGAGTGTTGTAATGATCGTCATAATTCCAGTGATTAAGCCGGCAACCGCATAGACAACCGCAACAATCGCCCCAACAAGCACTACACCAACAGCTTCGGCAATCATCTTGATAATCGGCATAAATGCTTGAAATGCTTGCCATAAGGCGCTGAATACCGGTTGCAACATTTGCCAAGCAGTTTGGATTGCTTGCACCAGGCCGTTCCAAGCATCAACAATCATATCGATTGCCGGTTTAACAATTGGATAGAAAGCGTTCCACGCAGCAGTTGCAACGTCGCAGAACGATTTCCACGCTTTTTTGCCTGCCTCTGTCTGAGTGAAAAAGTAAGCAAGCGCAGCAACCACAGCAACGATCCCAGAAATGATCAAAACCACAGGATTAAGACTAACAGCAGCATTAAAAGCCATTTCGGCAAGTGCAGCAAGTTTCAGCGCTAACCCAACCGCTGTTAAAGCACCAACGAAAGCCATTAACGCAATTCCTAAGCCAGTAATGATTTGGATTGCCGGCCCGCCATTGTCAATCGCGTTGACAATGCCAGAAATCGCCTTGATTCCAACGCCACTCAAAGCGTCAAAAGCTGGTTGCAGTTTGGTTGTTATGGTTTCGATCAGCCCGTCCATTGCCTGGCCTACTGTCTTATACTCCGTAGACATTTTGGTGAATGCCTTGTTAGTGCCAACTTTAGAAATCGCGTTGAAAAAGTCTTCCGTTTTAACTTTGCCGTTTTGAACATCGGAAACCAACTGCGATGTTGATAGCCCCATGCTTTTGGCAACCGCAGCAATACCCGCTGGGGTTTGCTCAAGCATAAGTTTAAAGTCTTGCCATTGCACCGTTGGCTTCGATGCCATTTGCGTTGCTTGTTGCGACAATGTTTTCATCGCCTGTTTAGGATTTTCCGCAGCAGACGCAAGCCCACCGAAACCTTTAACAAGCTTGGTAGTGTTTTTGATACCAACTGCTGCTAATTGGCTATACGTAGTTGCCATATCAGACGCAGAATAAATCGTTTGCTGAGCGTATTTGGTCAACTCAGATCTGACTTTGCCTATTTGGCTTTGTGATTTGCCAATATATGACATGTTGCCTTCGAAAGTTTTCCAAGTTGCACTTGATTCGTTCAGCCCATTAATGACTTCGTCCAGACTATTTTTGATTAGCCCCAAAGCTCCGGCGGTTACCGCAGCACTAGCACCAAAAACAGCTCCATTCGCAGCGAATTTGCTTGCCGACTGATTGCTTTCACCAACGACTTTGCTTAGGCTATCAACCGCCGATTCCATTGTTTTGGTGAAATTTTGATCGACGGCGGAAAGAATCGCCTCGATACTCATTTCTTGTGCCATTCTAACCGCCACCTTTCCATGCGTTCATATCAATCAACCCACGCTTTTTAAGCTCTCTGAACTCCTTGTAGCGCCTTTGAAACAGTTTCGTGGTATTTTCCTTGCTGTTATCGTTAGAATGCCCATACTGAGCGTTAATCGCCGATAATGACTTGGCAATGCCAACATCTTTAAGAAACTTTTGGACAGACGCATACTTCCACTTTGGATTTTTGCCACCAGTGGTTGCTTGAACAGCATAGTTGTACCACGCTTGATATGCCTGGTCCTCACGCTTGCGAATCGCTCGCAGTTCGTACGCTTCTAGCCGTAGTTGATACTCAGCCAACGTGATACGCTCTGCCTGTTTTAAATCGGTAAAGCCTAGATATGCCAGGCAGTTAACCAAGATCACGCGATATGTTTCTTCGCTAGTCTGGTCGTTCTCTTGACTATCTAGGCTTTCAGATTTTTTGTTGCAGTGCGTGCGGCATTGCTTGACTTAAGCTCTTTCTGAACATCATCAAACAGCTTGTCAATGTCAGTGTTCGTGTCATCAAGAAAGGCGTCAATGTCGCTCAATGATGGGCGCTTTTGGTTGTCCCACGCAGCGCAGTATAACAGTTCAGCTAGAACGGCAACGTCATAGCTTTGCAGTGCAGGAATAACCTTAGTCAGTGCCATACCGAAATTTTGCTTAATGCCTTGAATGGTTAATGTTAAACCAGCCTTTTGATCAAGCTCACGAATGAACCGAACGCCAAAGTTAAGGTTGACGTCCTTACCGTTAACTTTAATTTGCATTAAAAGTCCTCCTAATTGCTCCCAACACCTTGTCCGGCGTCAGTTTCTTTGTTCCAAGCCTTACCGGCGCCATCCGTACCATCATTCTTTGGAGAACCTTCGATAGCGCCGACACCACGGAAAATGTATGCTAATTCGGCCTCTTGCTCTTCGCTCAGCGTTACCCAACCACGAACTGGACCGTAATCAACCGTGATAGTAGTTTCACGGCTCGAAACATCGTCCGGATCGTTGTCGTTGCTGTCTTCGGTTACCTTACCGCGCAGATACAGTGCATAATATTGCCCTTCGGAATTTTTACGTTGTCGGTTAACCGCCCAAAATTCCATTTCTTCGTTGTCGAAAATGGAATCAAGCAACTGATCGGCAATCTTGGACCAGTTGTTCACGAACTCGAACTTGAAATCAGTTTCCAAGCTCGACGTAGTAGTTACAGACCCCGACTTAGTTTTCTTGGTGTTGGAATCTCGTTGCGGGTCAATGGTTAAGCTAGTCTGATACGGGATAAGCTGACCGGCCACCTTGGCAGCCTCAGCCAACTTACGGGCATAGACAACCATATTAACACCCTGGATTCGTTCTAAATCGTTTGCCATTCTCTCACTCCTAACTAACTTAGCTGAAACACAAGCGACACCATGCCGTGCATTAACACGGTATCGGGTACGCTCATATCAGTAATGATTTGATTGCTACTCAGCGACGGCCTACCAACGAACCGGAAATTTTCGGAAAGTAAAACGCCCCGTCCGATAGCAGACAAGGCGTTCATCATTTTTGCCACATTGTAGCGATTTTCTCCAGTGTCCCACACGTTAAGCGTGATGTCGATTCTAGCCCCATAGGCGTCCTTGTACGGGCTAATGGTGGAATTTACATCACCAACGTTAACGAACGGATATGGGGCATTCTCGCTCTCTAACGGCAAATGATCGTATACGGTATATCCTAGTTCTTGCGCTTTTGAAAATACCGCATCGAATAGTTCCTGCTCAGGTATCATGGCCGTTGCTCCTTTCCTACTTCATCATTTTCTTTAAATCGTTAACAAACTGTATGCTTTGATAAGCAAATGCCGGCTTAAGTGTAGGCCGTGCCGACATGAACCGAGTACCCCACTCCAAAAAAGGGAAATACTCGCTGTGTGGCGCAACAGCAACTGTCATGCCAGCGTTAGAGAACGTAGTAGACAGCGAACGTCTAGTAGCACCAGTTGCATAGCCCGCTGTATAAGCAGCAGCCATGTTCTGTGCCGTCTTCGTCTTAAGCAGTGCACCATGTTTGGCTACAATCGTTTTCGTTTGCGTTGCCATCATCATAGGTCGCTTAGCGATTGCTCGTTGTAGCTCCCTAGCGCCTTTAATCTGAAACGTCACTTTAGCCATTGCTTTCACCCACAATCAAAGTAAACAGCTTTAACGGTTTTCGCATTGTCTGCAATACATACTTACGCTTTCCATCATCAATGGTCAAATAGGACCACTTAGGCGGTGCAGCATAAAGTCGTATCACTAGACTGTTCTGTTTATAATTGCCGAACAATTGCACCGACTTAACCGTACCGACATCAGTAACGTTGCCATGCAGCATTGAAACAAGCTTTTCTCCGCCTACATAGCCATGTGTTTTGGGGTCGTAGTGTCGTTCAGACTTATCATAGAATTTGATAACGTGGTCAAAACGCATTTAAACGCCCCGCTTTCGGTACGGATCAACCGTGATCAGTACATCTTGGCTATGACGCTTGCGCCAGTCGTCAATATCAGCTTGGAAATCATCAAAATCATTGCTGTTAAACGTAATGCTTTCGCCTTCCTGAGTGTATGACGCCATACCCTCGTTTTTTAAGCGATTATAACGCCGTACAGCAACTTCAATCGGAATATAGGCTAATTCATTAGGGACTTGCACGCCAGCGCCTAAAGCCAATTTAAATCGCAATTGTAAGTCAGTGTTTTTAAGAATCAGCGCCAAAACAGAATCTTGGCTTGTGTCATCAGTCGCAAGCCCTAGCATTGTTTTTAAATCGTCAAGACTTGCCATAATAAATCACCTTATCTACTAGCGTTTCATACTGCCAGCTTCATCCGCTGCTTGAACCGTTGCGACAACCACCTTCGTATCGTCATACAAGAACGCCGCAAAGTGTTCAGTTGCCGTCATCTTAGTAGCATCATGATCAATATCTTGTTGTGTCTTAAGTAGTACGTTACGCTTCATGACCAGTTTCAGTGCTGGTGAGCTTTGGTTAGCCTTGATCAAAATCATCTCGGTATCAGTCAGCTTCTTACTTCGTACGATTTGAGCACCCAAAACATCGTAGTACGTGCCGTTGATAACTTGGTTAGCTCCGGCTTCACTACCTAGCTTCTTGTTAATTGCGTCCATACGTAGTTTAGATGCCGTCTTAGGGCTCATGACAGCAACGACAGTGGAATCATCTTCATCATTGAAGACATCAAGTGCCGTTTGCAGGCCTTCAACCGTTGGCGTGATCGTTGCCTTTTGAGTGCCACCCTTCGCAGCAGTCAGTACGGCCGTATCAACAAAATCAGCAATGCTCAGTCCCAGTTGCCGAGTGCTTTCACCAATTGCATCACCGTAACCAGACAGCACAGCTTCATCAGTAATCATCGTACCCTTGGCTGCTTTTTGAACCTTAACCTTGGTCATCTTAGTGCCTAATTTGTCGAACGGGATCGCTTGGCCTTCGGCAATGTTTTTTGCATCACCAATGTAGGTGAATTTAGGAAATTGTAGAGTATCACCAGCATTGCCAACAAGTGTGTTATCGATTTGTGCAAGTGGCGTGAACCGCATTGCATGTTGCATCGTGTACTGAACAATTGGCGCGTTGACCTCAGGATTTACCAGGTCCGCAATCATCGTCATGTTATCTGCCATAATTATTTGCCTCCTAGAATCTTCACATATTCGTCTGGGTTCTCACGCTGAAATTTAATTCGGTCGGCGGGTTTCAGTTTGATAAGATCGTTAGGCGTCAATGGCTTAACCTTCTTCCCGCTAACTCGTGGCGTTTTCCCCGCTAATAGTTTGTTTCGTTCATCTTCTCGAATCGCCTCAATCGCAGTCAGCAGCACATTTACGTTTGCTTGAGTGCTTTCGGCAGTGTCAGTTACAACCAAGTCAAGCAGATTGTTATCAGTGTTGTTAAAACCACCGTCTGCCAACATTTGCTTGGCACTATCGCGCATTTCATAGCGTGCCAGCTTAGCAGCAGCTTCTTTAGCCCGCTTGTTTGCTTTCTTCAACTCGTAGTTAGCCTTTTGTTCGGCGGTCATACGGGACAACTTCTTGGCTTCGTCTTCCTCGGCCTTAAGCTGTTCCTTTTGACGCTCTAAGCGCTGGCTAACAATCTTGTTAACTTCATCTTGCGTGAAAGTCTTGGCTTGTTGCTCGCTCTGCTTTTCTCCGCTATCGTTAGGCTGTTCTGATTCGGTATTTGGTGCACCGTCCGAACCTCCGTTGCCTTGTTCAGCAAAGAATTGCAACATCATTGGCAAGCTATGAGTTTTAACAAGCCCGCTTTGTACTAACTTTTTGTACATAGATACACCCTCGTTTTAAGCCCGGTCGGCTATATATTCCGAACTTGTTCTTTTGGGCCTGCAAGTAAGTCAAAAAGGCCGAAATTTAAGCATGAAAAAAGAGAACCCTTGCCATGCATGAGTTCTCTCAGCTTTGTTTTTAATTTGGAAAATAAAAAGGCCTAGCCGCAGCTAAACCTTTATAGCCCTTTCAAGTGCCTTTGAACGCTTGCCACCGACAAGGTTATCGTCTTTGCCTTCTACCCACGTTTCAGAAATGCTGCAACGGCAATTGGGGTGCTCTGGAATCTTTGGCACTTTAGCAACCTTGTAGACGCCTTCGCCGAATCCACTATCACGACTTGCAATAGCTCGACAAGCAGGGCACGCTTTCGGCTCGGCAATCCATTGAACATAGTTGTAACCGTGCTTTTTGATCGATTCCAACTGCACGTTCGTTTGAATCCTGGCACTCTCAGTCCGTGCTAATCGCTCGGTTACATATCTCTGATTGCCAACCGCTGTTTTAACCTGCTCTCGTAGCCGTGTAGCCATTTTACGTGGGTTTTGGCCCTGTATCATGCCTACGCTTAAAACTTGGTCTAGCTTGGCTTTAAGGGCGTCTTGGTCAGCCCACAATCGCTGACTGAACGTTGCGCCGTTGGTTTGTGCCATTAGGATTTTAGCAGCATCTTTGCCAGTCCAAGGTGAACGTTGCGCGCTATCCATCATGATACCGGCTTGCCTAATGACTTCTTTTTGGTAATCACCGCTCAGCTTGTCCCGCAAACTGGAATCAACTTTGATACCAGCTCGCAGCATATCAAGACCAACTTCGGACTTCAAATGTTCAAGACGATTGATTCGCATTGTAGCGTTATAGACTTTCAGCCGTTGGTTAACCTGGTCGCTGAAATCAGCATACGTTACCTTTTGGCCGTTAGCCCGCATTTTCTCAGCCTCAGCCACGATTGACTTAGCTTTGGTTTCGTACGCCTTAACGTCCATTTGCGTTACTTGGTCCTTGCCTACACGGTTAAGCTCTTTTTCGATACTATCGCTAATATCATCGATAGCTTGGTTGTAGTAGGTTTCAAGCAACTTGCCAAACTCAGAATCATTTTCAAGCTGTTTGAGTTGCCAGGCTTTCTCTTGCTTGGCTCGCTCTTCCCAGTAACTACTCGGCATTCACATCCTCGCTTTCGGTGTCTTGCTTTTGCTGGTCAGTCATGGAAGGCATAGCCTGCAAGTTGTTACGCACGTCTTCGGCTTGCTCTTCTCGCATGCGCTCGATTTCCTTCTTAGGGTCATCAACGATCGACAACGTGCTTAACTGGGTTTCCTTCGATACGATACCTGACAACGTAGACGCAGTTTGCGCTTCATTCTCAATATCAAGCGGAATATTACGCGCTGGCACGATTTGCAAGTCCTTCATGACGTCAACACGGTTAATCGTGCCAATTGCCTTGCCCAGACCTAACGCAGTGCCCAGCAGTTGACGCAGACTGATAGCAAACTTCCGGTCTTCAAACGCAGCTTGGTTCTGCATACTTAACAGCTTGTACCGAATTGCAACCCCGCTTGCGTTACCACTAAACGCTTCATCGTTAAGGTTAGCAACCATCGCCGTTTGGAAAATATCGTCTTTCAAACGACTAAGCATGTTCTCTTGCATGTTGTCGCCATCAGGCTTGGTAATAAAATCAACTTCACCTTGTGCAGCATCTGCACTCGGTGAGTAAAGCACGTGGTCTTGTTCAAGGTTCAAAACCGTATTGCCATCATCATCTTGTGGCAACGGAATACCCAGAATCTTAAGGTAGGCGTTATCGAAATAAGCAACCTGGTTAGCTTTCTGACTGATTGCCCTATCGTACTCTTCAACCAACGTATCAATCTTGCCAATCAAAGATAACCGCTCATCGTTAGCATAGAATTCAGCAGCAGGAACATATCTGAACAAGTGGTTAGCCTGTTCTGTCATTTTGCCATCGTTGCCAAAATACATGATTGCCTTGTTCGTGTAAACTTCACCGCTTAACTGGTTGTTGTAGCTAGAATAGCGCACGAATGCAACGGGATTCCGCTTAATCGTGGTGTCGTAGATTATAAAGCTACTATCGGGCGCAGCAACCGCAATTTCAGTTTCGCTGTTCTCGTTCTGGTAAGCCATCATATATGATCGGCCATAGATAGCAACTTGCTTGGCAACTTCGCTCAGCTTGTCCTGGAACGAGTTGACGTTAAGCCAGTCTTGCAGTCGTTCGTTGATGCTATCATCATCTAACGCAATCTTAGGCGGTTTGCCAATAAAATAGCCGACATACGTATCAACAACATAGTTAGCCCAGTTGCTAATGATACGGTTATCAGGTCTAAAAGATCGATAACGCGGTTTGTGCAGAATGTCATGATTACCGCTATACAGATCATAATAGTGGTTATACTTCGCAGACCGTTGACGGTTTTCATTGATGAACTGCATTAAGCTGTTTGTGTCCAGTTCTTCACCAGCGTACAAATATACGCCTTCTTTGGTAACGTAGCAGTTTTCGCTAATCGTTTTCTGGATTGCCATTCTCTCACCTCTTTAATCCTAGAAATATCTTGACCTAATCGTTCGTGCTTGTTTGTCCCGGTGCTGGTTGTATACTGCATACCGCATTGAATCCATACAATTATCCATTTTCTTAATTGGCACTCCCTTGTCGCTATCCCACACATATTCGTATATTTCATCAAGAAATTTTACTGGTGCATTTTTAAGAACAAAAAAATGACCGGTAGTCATAAGTTCTGAAACAGACTCGATACCAGTCAAAATATTTTTGTTGGCGTTACGGGCTTGAATGCCATTCATTTGTAATTCTGACACATATTCTGGCCTAGCAGGATCGCACCAAAACGTTAAATTATAACCATGCCTTTGCTGTATATCCTTCATTACCTGAATCCAGTAATCAATATATCTATGCGTAGCAGTATGCTCTTCAGTTAGGTAAGTGTTACCTTGCTGATCGTCTGCCCAAACAGTAATTGAAGTAGCATGCCCTTCCGCAAAACCAAAGTCAACGCCACAGTAGTACGTATAGTCGCCATTAGTCGGAAGCTCATCAATCATCATCTGATCTTTATCAAAGTCGCTGTAAACTAAGCCTTCTGCCGATACCCAACGGCCATAAATTGATCTATCAGTAAACATTCCAGAAGGTGTTTGAGCTTTTAAGGCATTGACATATTCAGTAGACAAGAATGTATTGTCATCAATTGTAAAGTTAAAAGACTTAATTCTCGACTCAGGATCATCTGCTTTGTCAATATAATCAACCTTTAACCAATGATTAGGGCTATCTGGTCAAGGGTTGGTATCACAGATGATTCGTGAGCCTCCAAAGCTGCACCGTTGAAGTATTTCTTGAAATACGCTTTCAGTTGCTAGTGAAGCCTCATTAACATAGGCTCCCATTGCCGTCATACCACGAATGCTATTAACGCCACGATCCGTACCCGTATAACTCTGCACAATATCAACGCCAAACAAATTGTAGTGTTGATGTCTGTCTGGTCTTAAATCTAAACCAAACTGATTAGACAGTGAACTTATTACATTGGTAAAAATAGAGTTACTAGAGAATCCAGCTAGAATATACATTGGTTTCTTTATGTTATGTTTCATAGCTAACTCTGCAACTCGTCTAATCTCCATCAGAAACAGCCAATTATCAATATAGGTTTTACCGCTACGAACAGCACCGCTTAGAATCATCAAACGCCAATCATCATGAAGATAGCTTTGCAATACTTGGTTTTGCTTTATTGTTAGAACATCTGATAATGCCAACCTTGACCACCTCCTTTCAAATAAAAAAGCACTCATTAAGAGTGCTAATCATTTATTGCTATCAGCTTTATCGCTTTCACGAGTTAACTTGTCCATGATTGCATCTATGGCTGTAGCAACATCTTGACCGTTGTCTTCCATCGCCTTTGCCCTTGCTTCTGCCACCCGTGCATCAGCATTAGCCTTACGAACCTTAGCCCGTGTAAGCTCAGGCGTATTATTATCAGACAGCATACCAGCCATTTTCAGAATCGTGGTTGCTGACTGCAGCTGAACCATTTCTGATTTAGCTTCCAACAAATCTTTCAGCTTCTTAATCGCCATGTTTGTGTAGTCATCTTTTACAGCAAGCGACCGGTACTGTTTTTGTGCTGCCTTGAATAGCTCTTCATTTTTCCAACTACTCAAAGTAGACCTGCTTCGGCCAACTGACTTAGCGATTTCTTCATCGGTCAACTCATCGTCAAACAGCAACACAACCGCTTTTCGACGACGCTTGTCCAACTCATAAAAAGGCCCATTTTGTTCCGTTTTGTTTACTTTACTCATCGCACATCATCATACCTCCCTTTATCGAAAATAAAAAGCGACAACCGTTGCTATCACACTTTCGAAATATTTATCTCGCCATATCGACCTATCAAATCGCTGTTCAATTGTGCCAGCCGGTAACAAAATCATTTCATAGCCATCTTTGCATTTTGTCTTCAATGTCAGGAACCAAGTAAATAACGTTTGATCGTTCCATAATCGCACCTCACAACTTCACTCTCGGCGGTTTAACACTATACCTAGCCTTTTTTTATCATTCTTTGTCTTTGCGGGCTTGTATCGTTTGTTCTCGGCCTTGTGTCGCTCTCTGCATATGCGGTCAGCATGAGCCAACGCGATATACTCAGATCGGCTACTGACTAGCCCATATTTCTTTGTGATAAACATTCGTTCGCTCTCCTGACAAATAAAAAAGACGGGCCGAAACCCGTCAATTGAAACTGATGCGTAAGCAGCACGCCAACGACCACTGTCAACGTACGCTTAAACTATTAACTCATTGAAACCAAACGACAAGGAAAACGAATAACCGAACGGCATATATACCCGCTTGAATTGCCTAAAATGGTAATTGCTATCAATAAAAATAATAGTTTATTTTGCCCGTAGGCAACGGAAAACGAAGGATTCGAACCTTCGAACGCCTTTTAGCGTTACCGGTTTAGCGAACCGGCGCGATCAACCACTCTGCCAATTTTCCAAAACCCGCCGGCGTTGATAAGGACACCATGCCGGAAGGATTATATGCAAAGGATTATGCAATCCAAATTATTTTTTATGCCATCTCTGGCAAAGGGTAGGTAGTGGACTCGCACCACTTTTTGCATGCCCTTGCCAATCACAAATAGTGGAAAAAGATTGACTTGAGCATGCCCGCCTGGGACCTCCCAACCGTACCGCTGTGTCATACGTACGGTTAACACCGTAAGGCGGAATCGCACCGCCTCGCAAATGATCATGTATTGGAGCGATAAACAGGTAAGGTTTACGAAAGTGATCATTTGCCATCTTATACGGTATAACGGGCGCAAGCCCGTAGGTACAAAGTCGCTACCATTCGCAATGTTTTTGCGCATGTAAATTTGGAAACTTTAAAGTATGACTAAATCGAAAAATCATTTCGAAAGGATTTCATTTCCCAACAAATTTGAAAGACCATTGGAACTTTGTTTTCCCTATGCCATCTCTGGCACAATACCAATATACCGCCTTTTCAAGGATTGTTGAATCCCCTTTTAGTACCCCAATTGGTACTACCTTATATACCCTTTTTGAAAAGGTTAAATCGCTGCTTTTTTAAAAATGGTAAAGGTCGGGAATAGCTCTTCAACTTGATATTTTGCGATAGCCGTTTCGATCGTTTCTGAAAACTCATAGCAAGCATACTTTTCTGCCTTGTGCCAGCTCTTGTTACTGCTTATATGTAGCAGCTCTTTAACGTCTTCTACTTGTTCGCGCTTGACAAACCGGTTTTTCAGAATAACTCGGCTTTCTTCACTCAAACAACCGTTGATTGCTTCATATACTGCATTTAATGCCCGTGAATACTCCGTGTGAGCGATAAAGGCGTCTTCGTTGTGATTTCCACCACCACCGCCAAAACCGCCGTCAGCGGACAATGATGGACTTTTAATGCTACCTGACCCTGCTTTGCGTAAAATATGGCTGAACGTTCGCTTGTTGAAACCATCATCGAAAAAGAAATCACGCACCGCTTGACGGGTTGCCTGCTCGTCGATTTCGTCGAATAACTCTGCTTGCTTAACTGCCATGCCCTAACCCCTTTCGACTTCATAGCGTCCCAGATACGGCTTTTGCTGTCGTCGTTTCAAATAGTTATGCAGCGCACGGGTTTTAAAACCTAGCGCCCGTTCTGCTGATAGGATGCTGTCATAATGCATAACTTTGCCTAACTTTAAATCTTTAATGGTGATTTCCACGCCAGGCCTTTTTAATGACGGCAACTTTTTGTGCATAACCTTTAGCGCTCCGTTTCTTCGTACATGGTAAAGATAGCTGCTTCGAGAAATTGGCACGTTCTCGATAACCCAATGCCAGCTTTTCCCTTGCTCTAGTGCTTCCTTTTGCTTTTCGTAAATCTCTACTTCAATCGCAAAGTTATCAACGCTTTGTCCGAGCTTATGATAGCTTGCTCGCATTTCCTTGATCATCGCTTGCAGCTTCTTGTACTTTGCTGTTGCCGTTTCTCCGTCTGGGCAACCGTCATCATCCAGAAAGTCATACTCCAGATATAAATCGGGGTACGTTGTTCGATACCAGTTTTCAAGGTAACAGAATTCCTTCATGTCAATCATCTAACCACCTACCATTTTCAAGACCGCCAATGCTACCAATACCCAGAATAGCAAGCATGCAGCAAAGATGGCGCCCAACCCGTTCCAATTTCTACGATTCATGCTGTCCCTCGCTTTCGATTACATGCCTGCCAGTCGTATATACACTTTCCCAACCAGTTAAGATTTTCGGAAAGTGCTTTGAGTAGTAATGCCCTTCGTCGTTGTACATTTCATCAAGCAGCACAGTTTTGTTCAGCTTGTTCAGCTCGACAATTTGATACAACCTAAAACCGTCAATCAGTGTTACCAGCTCGTTGTTACGGAATGCCCGCTCTACATTAGCCATGTTCTAGCCCCGCTTTCGCTTTAAATCCTTGATTCGCCGATTAATCAAGACATAGTACGTTTCTAGCAGCGTGAATTGCGTTTCCGCTAACGAAAGTTGCGCATCACTAACCGTCTGCCGATCGCGCTGAATGTCTAAGAAAGCGACAAGTTCATCGTTCAGCCTGTCATACATCATCATGCATACAGTAATCGGTTTCATGTCTAAAACATTTGCAGTATTCACGACAAAACGAATAATAATCTTCAACAGGTCACGGCCAGTAAACTCTTTCGGCAGCTGATCAACAAAGGCGTCCCAAGCCCTGTTTGACACTTCGACTAGTTCTTTGTTAGTCATCGTCACAGCTCCTTTACAACAACCCATACCAACTTGCACAGCAGCGTAGTCGCAAACACGATTAAAACTGACACAGCGGTCTTCTCAGCATTACAAAATCCTTCCTGATCCCAGACCACCCAGATAGCGGATGCAACTGCACTGAAAAAACTAATCACCATAGCTGCGTTTAAAAACTGTTTCATCGCCAACGCCTCATTTCCTTTTCTCGCTCTTTTCGATATGCTCGCCAACGTGGACCAGAAACGCCTGGCCCGTTGGCACGATAGCAACGCTTGTATGCTTTCAACGCAAGTACAAGCCCCGCGTGTTCCCGTGCCCGTTTACTACTCATTATTCTTGCTCCTTCAGGATTAGATATGCACCACCGAAAACCACTGCACCTGTCAACGCAATTGAAAACACCTTGTCGCCAATAGCAGCATTAGAACCATCAAACCAAAAATAAATAAAAGCTCCGACAAACATAGATAGCCACGATGCGAAAAACAACACTCCGAATAGTCTTTTTACTGCTTTCATTCTTTCACCTTCAACATCTTTGCGATACGCTTTTCAGCGCTATCAACCAGTGCAGCATAGCCTTGCATTGTCTTAATCTCATCATCGTTGTTCGCTGTCTGCTTGATATACTCATCTAACGCAGCACTTAGTTTGCGTCCGCAGTACCAACGCCGCAGCTCAACGACTTCGCCATTTTCCTTGTTAATGCCAAACTTAACTAGAATGGCAGGGTTGGATGTAATAGCTATCATCAATCTGGATCTTTATCTTCCAGCACCTCCCCAATGCTAACGATTTGCTTTGGTGCGATAGCGATCATATCGCCAAGTTCACCAGTGGTGCGATACAACGTACCCTTGCGCAACGCCTGATCAATCAGTGCGGTTTCGGTGCGGAATACGCCGGTGATGCTGATGGTCATAATCCCTTGATTCGTATTGACCGTTAGCAATAGATTCTTTGGCCGTTCGTTGTTTTCAGCCCCTTTGTAGCTTGATACCATGCTTTAATCCTCCTCGACTTCTTCCGCAGCTCGCCATAAATCCATAGGGCTCAAGTTGGCACATAAATCGCTATTTGCAATTTCGCTGATTTCACCAGCCGTGAATGCCACTTTCTGATTGCTCATCTTGGCAATTTTTAGTGATGTTACGCTCCACGTATCTGTGCCTTCTACTCTTGCTAGATACCCATATTCGGTGTTTAGCAGTTTGATGTAATACTTCGGCTCTAACTGCTCATCGAAATACTCGTACAGTTGGCTGTTAATATCACGCAGCACTTCACGATCAGTCTTGTTGCTTCGTTCTGGAACGAAATCAACCGTGAACCAACCGGGCTTATCGCCTTCATAGATAAACGAGTTTGCGACAAGTTCTTCGCTAATAGCGTCATACAGACGAATTGCAAAGCTGTTTTGTGAGCTTACTTTCCCAACGGTATAGGTATAATGCAGCGTTCCGATTGCTTGCTTGGTGATTTTTGACAGTTCCTCTTTAGTTAGCATTTGTCATACTCCTAACTTCAATTTCGATTCTTGGTTGCTCCATATATCGTTTTTCGGCAACCATTTTTACTATTGCGTTATCATCTACCCATAAAACGCCCGTGAGTGCGTCTAAGGCGCTTTTAATATAATTATCCAAGTCTGGCTTTACTGTTGGTCTATGGCGCCCTAACAGCCTTAGTTTGCGTTCTTTTTTGCTTATCGACTTTTGAACAGCTCGGCCAAAGATAACTGTTACTTCCAGTTCGCCATCTAACGGCTTACCGTGATAACTTGCTTTGGCCAGCTTATGCAGCTTACGTTTGAACGTGGCAGTTTTAGGTGGGTCATACAGCCGAATGCCTCTGCCAAACCTTCTTGCTCGTGGTCTTGCTTGCGCTACCGGTTCAATTGCGAACTGGAACCGCATGCTAATTTGGTTCAATTTTCCACCTCGTCTTTATTTCGCCCATAATGAGCCTCTGAGCACGTTTAAGCTGTTTTGGCATAATTGCCCATGTCCAATCTTAACGTCGCTTTACGGGTTCATAACGGGCTAATTTTGCGTTGCTTTTTACATTCCCATATCGTGCATTAAGCTTGCGTCTACTTCGTTGTTGCTGTCCCAGTGCCCGGAACTTTTCATGATCTTTACGATTGCCGGGTCAATACGCAGCATGCCATCACCTTCACAGAACGGGCATTTGCGCTCGATTGTGTCCAAGTATCCTGACCCTTCACACCAAGCGCAACTCTGCTCAGTGTCTAGCAGCATTTTGTCTTTCGTCAGCTTTAACATCTCATCACCTTCTAGATCATGCTTGCTCGAACGTCTACCATGCCGTTAAACGTCAAGCGGTGCTCTGGGTTACGTGTAATCAAGCGACTTAACAATTTCTCGTTATACATTTCTTGTAGCTCGCTCGTTTTGTTGTTCGTGGTAACAATCGTTGTAAACTTGCCAAACCTTGCGTCCGCCACGCTGAACAGTCCCTTTTGCATGTCAACCCTAACTTGGCTTTTAGTGTCCGTTCGCATACCGCCTTCGGTGCCGAAATCATCCAGCACCAGAACATCAACCGGTTCGATTTTCAGTTGGCGGTTGCCTTGCATTAGATCAATCAAGCCGTACAAGCGGTTCTGAACCGTCTTATCATCAAACCGCCGGCTGTATAGCTCGGCCAGTGCGTCAGTTGAAACAAACAGTGCAGTTTTTCCGCTTTCGTTACGAATCTTGTCAATCATTGCTAATGCTAGGCTTGTCTTGCCAGTTCCTGGATTGCCTGCCAGATACACGTTCATGTTTTGACCGTTTGCAATCATCTTTGCCAGTGTCCAAGCACGGTTACCAATTTCAGCAGCCTGTTTCTTGTTTGCTTGCTTGTCTGTCTGCCAGTCAGCAAACGTGAACTTTACCGGCTGATTGCCAGTCCACAAAGATTTTCGATAAACCCGGTTAAAGTTGTGCATGGCGTTCTCTTTCCGCCACTCGTCATGCAACGGTTCTGCTTTCTTTTGCAGATAGGCAACCGCTGCTTGCTTATCAGTCAGATCAACGTCTGGTAGTTCCCAACCTTCTTTTGCAAAGATTTTCTTCAAGCTCTTTACGCCTTCTTTGGCGCTATCTTTCACGTTTAGCATGTTTCACCTCCATTAGGTTTTGTCATTTGAAATGACTAAACCTACCAGAACTCGTTGTCCATTTGGTATCTCGTATATCCGTTAGGGTCTGGCTGACCAGTCATTGGATTGATCCTTTCGGTATAGTAAGGATCGTTCTTGTCTGGTTGGCCCTTAACTTTCTCGTTCAGATAGTCTTCAAACTTTGTGCCAAACAGCGTTAATGGTCGTAGATATTTGTTCATCTTGTTGTCGTTCATCCAAGTGGCAGTTTTTTTGTCGATAACCGTTTTAAAGTCATCAACGGTGAATCCTTCTTTCAGTCTTGCTTGAACTAGCCGTTTGGTCTTCGGCGTAGTTGCTTTGTAGTGGCTATCTGTTTTTTCGTTCAGATAGCCAATAATTGTTTTTGTCTTATCAGCTACACCGTCAGGCTCTGCCTGACTATATATCTCTGTACTATTAACTGTATTATTAATACTTGTACTATTCTCTTTAGCATTTTCTAAATACCCCTGTTTAGTATTCTTAATAGGGTGTTTAGAATACTTAATACCCCCCCTGTTTAGTTGACTAACTACCCTTATCACTCGCTGCTTAATTTGTTTTCCTTCTCGTTGATACTGGATTGTGATATATCCTTTATCTTTGAGCTGGTTAACTAGTTGCGATATACGACCTTTGCTCAGACCGAAAAAGCTAGAAAGATAAGCATTTGAAGCAAAGCAACCTTTATCGTTATCTAAGCTCTTGATTTCAGTTAGTAATGCAACTTCCATAATGCTTAAGTTTTCATCTAACCAAAACTCAGCGGGAATCCAAACGCCTTCAAACTTTCGATCTTGTTTAGTGATTTTTCGTTCCGTCATGATAAGTTCCTTCGTTTTCAGTCATTTAGTGATCTCCAAAAAATTCCTTAAGGTGTTGCTCGTTGTACTTTTCTACATCTACGCCCGCTTTGTTGATTTTCATTTCGGTATAATCAAGGAAGAAACGAATTTGATCGATTTCTTCTTGTGTGAGCATAAATCCCATGTTGTCTCTTAGAGTGTGATCGTTTTGCAAACACAACACAGTAAATCCACCAAAGAAGCTGTCATCCGTAAGTCTGTTAGCCATTGTCATATACCCCTTTCACGCCGATTCGTTTCAGTGTTTCAGCGTTTACTTTCACACCTAAGTTCGTTAAGCGATATTTCTTGCAGAACGCTTGATTGCCTATCTGGTGCCATTCCGTATGGTGTACCCGGCATAAGGCTGATAGCCTTGCTTGCGTATGGTCTAGCTTGTTACGGTTACGACCCATGCCGACTTTATCAATATGGTTGATGTCAGCAGCACGACCGCAGATCAAGCAGCACCTATGCTGAATGCACTTAAATTGGAAATAGCTTTCATCACGTGGCAACAATGGATAGCCGTCGTTGATTGGAACTTGATAATCAAAGACGAAATCAATCACCAGGTTTATCAGTTCCGTTGCGTCTGATACCGTGCTAACAGTATCGTTCGCCAAGCTAATCTCTTTCCCGGCAGTCTTTATCGTGTATTGAAGGTAAAAATATTCCTTCAACCACTCAGCCGGTTCGCCTGACCAGCGATGAATATCGCTTAACAGTGCGAAAAATAATCGACGTTGTTTCGGCCTTGCCTTGCGTTTATCTGGGATTTCGTACTGCACCGGAACACCGCTGACCTTGCCGTACATCGTTTCGATATGACTAAGGTTTGGCGTTTCGTCCGGTGCAATCCACCACCCACCCTGCTCCCAGTAGGCTTTACCGCTCCGCATTAGAACGGAACATCATCGGCGCTATCATCAAACGGCATAGCGTCGTCGAACGGCTGTTGGTAGTTATCGTTCTGATAGCCGTTGGATTGATAACCGCCTTCTTGGCCGTTGCTCTTCTTTGACAGGAAAGTTACGTTGTTGATCATTAGTTCTGTTCCCCACTTTCCAAGAGTGCCTTAACCGCATTTACATAATCCTTACCGCTATGTTTTCCTTCGCCGAGAGTGCTCTTTACAAGCTCCTCAGCCCGCTTTGAATCTCCATTAAGTCGATTAATCAACTCCATCATTAAGCGCTTGTATTCGGCTTGTAGGGGGTTATTTTGGCGTGGCTGTTGTGGTGCTTGTTGTCGCTGCTTGCTATATCGTTGTTGTGGGCGGCTAGCAGCGTTCCCATCATCATCCTTATCGCCAACAACCCCAAACAATGCCATTAGCTGATAACGCTTTGCATACGTGATAGCTGAACCTTGGCCTTGTGGATCATTCTTGGTAGGCCGTAAGATCAACGGGTCAGTAACAATCCGCTGACCGCTTGAGTGCATTACCATTGTTTTAACTGCCGAACTGCCTTCAGCTGTGTAAACCAACTGGATATAAGATAGGCCGGTATCTTTCAATGCTGGGTCAATAGCAGCTTCAACTCCTTTAAGTGTTAAATAATCGTTCTTAAAAAATGGATTCTTTGCGTCTAACTCTGGTTGAACAAGCTGTTGCCGGAACAAAGCCATTCCCGCAGCCAACTTATCAATGCTTTCTGTAATTTCCATTACTTGATAACCCCCTTGTAGTTCGTGGCTAGGTAAGCGCCTGGCACTTCCTTCCCTTCCTTGATAGCCTTCTTGATTTCAGCCTTAACGGGCTTGCGATCAACCTTGACCGTTTCTTTCCAATAGTCAGCCGGAATTAGGCTTTCGTCTTGGAATTCGACCGTTTGGCTCTTTCGCTTGCTATAAACGTGCTTATCAGTCCGGACCTTTGCTGAACCGGAATTAGCAACAATGTAGCCAACATACTCTTGAAGGCGTTCAACACGGGCTTTCGCCTTATCCCGTTCTTTCTTGATGTCGGCCATCTTTTCCAGCTCATGGTTATAGATAGCAATGTCTTTGCTAGTGTCATCAATCAGCCATGCGATAGCGTCTAGTTTGTCGGCCAGTTCCAGCTGCAAAGCATCGATCGTGTCCGTGTAGGCCTGATTATCGATTTCACCTTCGGCCCGTTTCTGGTCAACGGTTGCGATAGCAGCAATGATTTCAGCAGTGTCCATTTAATCCTCCTAGTCGTGTTTCGGTTCGTCTTCCAGATAATTGTCGATCAGCGCGTCTTGGTAGCCTTCTTCGTAGCCAGACTGCCAAGCCTTGACTATGTCGGCTTTCGTATATTGCTTTTCCATGTTAAAATTACCCCGTTATATGTTTTTGATTCGGCATTACCGGCGATCGGTAGTGCCTTTTTTAGTTGTAGATACAGTGATCTGCCAAGCAAACATGGCGATCCAAATAATCGCAATCCAGTTTGCTTTGATAAAGTGATTGGTCATGTAAAAGTACATAAATCCGCCACTTAACAGCGACCAAACCGCAGCCTTAATTGTTCCCATGACGTCCTCCTCCTCGTTTGATACCCGCTTGCTTTTCAAGTGCAGCAACCTTGTTGGTTAGATCTACAAGGCCGATTGGATAAAGTCCCCAAAGTTCTGTTCAACTGTGTTTATTTGATTGCTGATTCGATAGCTTTTACACCTTTGTCAAAGTAAAGCCACTGTGGCACTTCTTTGTCTGAGCTACGCGACTTGCTGTTAGCCCAACGACCGTATTCGTTTTGTCCAGGCTGTTCAGCTTTTAACCCCAACTGGTTAGCGATACGACCAACTTTGTTAGAAGTGATGCCTAGCTTTTGCCCAATTTGTGTTGCCGTGTACTCTTTGTGTTTCATGACCGGCACTGTCATTTCACCGGTCAACTCTTTAGCAGCATGAGCTAGTAGCGATTGACGGGCTGTTTCTGAACTGGTAGCCATTGCGATTTTGTACATCATGTTAGCTTTGCGAGTAGCAGCGTTGTCTTCCATGATTGACAATCGTCGTTGCTGTACCAACGAAGGGATGTTTTTCTTGATTGCTACTCGCATATTGAAGTAGTTGTCTACCAGCTCGTCGTAAATGTCCCACGCTTTATCATCATCAAGCGCTTTTAAAAGTTTTGCGTAGCCTCGCTCAGAAAGCAGATAAACGTGCTTTGCGTTGCCCCATTGTGCTTTGGTGAACCCATAGTCAGAAAACATATACTTTGAAAGTATCTGTTTTAAGTCGATTAAATCGATGCCGGTTTTAAAGTGCTTAATGTTGTCGTTGATTAATTGGTTGATCTTAAACAGCGGGCGTTCGTGAATGTTTGCAACATCTCTGGCAAGCATTGACTTTTTACCTTCCCCAAAACCGCCTTCGATTCCCAAAAATTCAAAACCGGCGATATGTTTTTCACCAATTACTTTGATTTCTGGAACGTTTTCCAGAACTTTTTCTGTATTGACGTTTTCCATATTGTTCCTCCTAAAATAAAA